TCAGTAGTATAACCATGCTTATCAGTAATGTATTGATAGGCATACATTTCATTGATTAAGTTTTGTGATGTTTTTAATATGTGTATCTTGTAATTCTGCATTACTCCGATTCCGAACTTGATACTATCTTTTCCTTTGGTAACTGGCTTTGCGTTGAATCCACTTCGGTAGATTTCTTCAATAAGCCTTGGTTCGGAACTATCGCACCAGATTTCATGTCCTTTGTCGATTTCAAGCTTTCTGAGCTTATCAACGATGTCAGATGTAACGAGACCTTTTTCGTAAAGTAATTCTTCCAAATAAAGTTCATCACCCTTTTTGTATACTGCAACCAATGCAGAGGGGTCGTTACTAAAACCAAAGTCAAAACCAAAGGCAATGAAATCACCATCAGTATCATCAACAATGTCAAACTGAAATACGCTTTTATCATTTGGTGCAAACTCACCTTTTCCATATATCTTGTAATATTTAGGGTTTTTAATTTCTAATTCCTCAATTGCATATACCATCTCTTTTGGTAAATGTGGATTATCTTTATATGTTGTGACGTATCTATCACAATCTTGCATCTGTCTTAACCAATGATATGGTGAGACAGTAGGGTTATATGCTAATATAATTTGCCCTGATGTTCTTATACTTAATTGGAAATAACTTTCTTCATCTATTTCCGATGCTTCATCTATAAACAGGATATCACTTTTAATACCTCTTAATTTATCAGAGTCATCAGTAGAAACAAACTGAATAGCAGAATTGTAATAGGTCCAAACTCTATCAGTAAGGTTAAAATCTTCTTCATTCCAAATATCTAATTTTTTTAATATATCAATAAAATCTTTAATGATTGTTCTTTTCAATACAGGTATGCTCTTTCTGACAATGGTTATGTTAATGCCATCCTGCTCAATTGCTTTAACTAAAAGATATTGCAAGATAGCATATGTTTTACCACTTCTCGTTCCACCTATGTGCTGACTAACTCTTTGAGAACTATCTAGTAGATTCTGAAATGTTATCGTTGTGTCTATGTGTATTTCTGTTGGCATTATCTATTTGAATTGTAACCTGTTGTATCTTTTGTTCTATCTCTGCTTTCATTTCCGTTCTGCTCAGTTTAGGTAAATTAAATTCTAATAACTTAATTGCTAAATCCATTGCAGCCTTTGGGTCATCCTTAATCAATCTATCCATAACAGATGGCAAATTGTTTAATGCTTTGTTTGTTGCACGAGCAATTGATAACTTCATTTCTTCTGTGCTTCTATTTAAAGAACCAACCGGTCTTCCCTTTGCTAACTTATGTCCTTTTACGAATGGCATATCATGTATTATTTAAATATGTTTAATATAATAACCATCTATTCTGGCTTTGTAGTTGATACCTTATCTTTCCAATCTTTTACAAGTGGTTTTACAAATATCATTTTTGGTTGGCTTTCCTTTACTGCGTAGTGTTGATTACCTACTGCATATTTCTTTATAGCTTCCTTTGGGTTTGTTCTAGCTAACTCACCTCTTTCAGAATTTTCTTTTTTCCATAATAGTAGTGGTGCTTTACTGATACTTACTCCACTTGTCATTCCTACGTTTGTCCAATTGTCTGCAAGATATACTGCACCTCTTCTTCTTTCATTTCCTAATACATAAGTTTCCAATAGAAGTAAATCATCACCATACTTTTCTTTCCATCTTTGTATTAATTTGTTTCTTGCAATCTTTAATACTCTACTACCTAAATTTTTAATACCTGTGTCCGGCTTTAAACAAAATCTATAATTGTTTGCCATTCCATTACTCAATATCTGTCTTTGTTCTTTACTCCATCCTATCCACCTATCTCTATCACCAACTGCTAATACGCATGAACTAAATCCTATTGCTCCTATTAATTGTCCTTTATTATTCCATATTAACCAATTGATTCTTCTTTGTGGAACATCTTTATACTTTACATATGAATGCCATTGATTAATGAAGTCTCTAAATAGTTTATTCTTTTCTGCTGTATCAACTTCGTCAAAAATGATATCTTCTTTATATTCAAAAAAACTCATAAATCATTTTTGTTTGGTGTGAATGGTTCCAATATCCAACCATGCAATATGTTTCCTCTTTCATCTATAATATAAAATGCATGTCTATCGGAATATGGGTTTGATATCCACTTTAATTCTTTTGTTCTTATGAAACTCCAATCAAAGTATAATTTTAAATGAGTATCTATTGTATATGGTTTAGATATCATATGGCATACTCATTGTAGATGGGTATTCGTTTCTTACATCAGACATTGGTCTACCCATAGTTTTTTTCTTTGATTCAGTAGTTCTTCTATCATATATCCAATCAAGTATTCCGAATTCTTCTGCTTCTCTCAATTGTCTATCGTAATGCCTTTTAACTGCTTCTGGTCCTTCTTCCCATGCTTTATTCAATCTTCTTCTTATATCTAAAAATCTTTTAAATGCAGCATTTGTTCTATTATCAAATGGATAATGTGCTTTGTTAGCTGGAAGTTTACCCAATTCTTTATCTCTTATTCTTCTTTCGTTTGCTTTCTTATTCCTACATGGATTACAAAACAATAAAGGTTTATCTGGTATAAATGTATCACCACAATACTTACATAATCTAGGTTGTGTTAAATCTACTTTTTTAAAGCTCATTGAATGGATTATTAATAACTTGTTCTAAATACTTTCTTATTTTCTTTACTGCTAAAAAGGTTGTGCTTTTACTTATCTTTATATCGTTTGCTACTTCATCTAATGTTTTATCACTCATCCAATAGAGTTGAAATATCTTTGATTGAGGCCACATCTTTGTTTGTTCTAAATGTTTTAATTCTTTTAATACTGAATCATATGCTTTTTGTATCTCTATATCTCTATCTGTATCATAAGGTATGTCCATTTCGTTATCATTGATATCTTCTACATACTTTGTCCGATTGAGTTTCTTTGTTTTATTGATATACCTATGCTTTATGAATTTACTACAATAGAGTAGGTTGTATGAATCATTACCCCACCATAATTTTGGATTTTGTTTTTTGTGTAAGTATTCATACAACTCCATTGTAATATCTTCCGCAGATTCTTTATGTTTCGTTATTTTATATGCAACTTGCAATAACCATTGATGTGATTCCGTATAAAGATTGGTTAATCTTCTTTCGCATTCAATTGCTAAACTGCCTGTTATATTCATATTCTAAAAGTTTTCACCTCTTTCCCTCATCCACAATCTTAAATGTGCAATTGCTTTTCCCCATAATGAACCACTACTTGCACAAGTACATGGTTGCGGCTCTCTTGCATCTCTTACACCATTAAATACATTCCAAATAAATGGAGCATCACCTTCAGGTAAATGTGATGTAATCTTTTTAAGTATCTCTCTTAATCTATCTACTTCTTCTATTGATAAGGGATGATATTTATTCTCTTCCATAATTATTTTACTTGTTTAAGTTTAGGTAAATTAAATTCTTTTGATTGTGGTTTAGCTTCTCTACCAGGAATATCCATTGGATTATCAGTATTCAAAAATGGTTTTAGTGCTTCAATGTGTGGATGGTCTCCTGGAAATGCGATAGACATTGCCGCAAGGATTAGGACTAAATCATTTACTGAATTTAACTTACTGAAATCAATAAGATAAAGTTTGTTTGGGTTAATAGTTGTTGTGCTTGCTAAACTGATTTTTGTTTGTTCCATACTTCTTTATTTTCTTTTAATTTGTTTACTATATTTTTCAATTCTTCTTCTTGCATTGGGAAATCTTCATCTAATAAATTCAGATAAGGTTTAGGATGTTCATTCAAATTGATTGTAGTTGCATCTAATAATACTTTAAATAAATCCCATTTATTCCAAATTTGGTAGTATCTTGTATCTTTTAAATGAATAAGATACCAATCTTCTTCTAACTTTTTAATTTCTTCTATCATAGTTGTTAATTAATTTTATCCATTCTTTTGTATCGTTATCTCTTACTTCTCTAACTTCATCTAAGTCAGAACTTGTACTCATTTTAGTTTGTGTTGCTATACCTCTTAATTGAAATATCATATTGGGTTGTGAATGTATGAAGTTATCGCCATACCATATCTTTAAACTATCAGGTATATCCTTCCATAAATTTTTCTTAAACGAAAACAGGCATCCCCAACCCCCTTTGTTATTTCTATTATCATAAACTTCAATCTTAACATCTTTTGATTGCTCTAAATTGTAGTTATCACTATGTGCTCCGATATATCCTAACTCTAATAGATTTTCGGTTTGTTCTAAATACTGATAATATTCATCAACGTCAAAAAGTATATCATCATTTGAAATTGTTATGTTTGGATACTTTGCTTCTCTAACACCCATATTCCATGCAGGATTTACATAAATGTTTTTTACTGGTGTAATTACCTTTAACTTCTCGTTTGTTGGAATTTGCGGTGTTTCTGTCTCTCTATTGTTAATTAAAAGTATTTCACCTACAAACTCTGAATTTAAATAACGATTAAGTAATTCCAAAGTATATTCCGATTTCCAAATTGTAGGAATGATTACAGAGAATTTATCCATTGCTCTACTGATTTAATGTTTAATAGTTGCTTTCTCATTGTGACATATTCATCCCAATTTAAATCTACTTTATTTATTTCACTCCAATCTATTGGTTCGTTTGGTTTAATTCTAATTACACCAATACCCCAATCAGTATCTAATGTACAAACTTCAACATCTTTTTTACATTGTATATCTACGATTGATTTCCATACATCACCTGTCCATGCTCCACCTGGGTCTTCTAACGCAGTTTGTCTTTCTTCGGTTGGTAAACAATCATGCACTAATATAAATCCACCATCTTTCAAACATGCTAATGAATTAAGAATATCTGCTAAACATTGGTCTCTAACATGCAATCCATCAATGAAGATAATATCCCACATATCTTTTGTTACTGGCTCACCACCTAACATCATATCTTTTCTTGGTTTACATCCCATAAAGAATTCATCTGATGTTCCTTTGAATATATTTCTGCTTCCGAAATCTACAACAGGAAATGGTTCTACTCCCATTTTTGATTCTGCAATAATCTTATCAAAGTTAGATTCAGGATATTGAACTCCTATTTCCAAATAAGATTTAAAATTGTATTTCTCAATTAAAAAATTAATAATGTCCGTTCTTGTCATTTTATAG